GTCTATGATCAACGTGCCGACGAATGGTCGCGGGTTTTCCGCGAGCAGGAAGGCATCCCACGCAACTACCACGAGGAGCCGGTCCTGTATGGATTCGGCGCAGCCCCGCAACTGCCAGACGGCACCCCGGTAACGTATCAGCAGGGCGGCGTGCTCTTCCTCAAGCGCTACGTCTACAGCGTGTATGGTCTGGCCTTTGCCCTGACCAAAGTGCTGGTGGAGGACGGCGACCACATCCGTATCGGACAGGTCTATGCCCGCCACCTCGCGCAGTCGCTGATTGAGACGAAGGAAACCCTGTGCGCCAACGTGCTCAACAACGCCTTCACGGGCGGTAGTTATGCAGGTGGCGACGGAGCGGCCTTGAACAGCGCCTCGCACCCCATCGTCACAGGAACATTCTCGAACCTTCTCACGACCGCAGCCGTCCTTAGCCAGACCTCGCTTGAGCAGATGCTCATCCAGGTCCGTCAGGCCGTGGACAACAACGGCAAGAAGATCCGCCTGGTGCCGCGACAGCTTATCCTCGCACCTGGCAATATCTTCCAGGGCGAGGTGCTGCTCAAGTCGGTGCTCCGTGCAGGCCAGGCCAACAACGACATCAACCCGATCAAGTCGATCGGGCTGCTCGATGAGGGTGCGGCCGTTCTTTCGCGTCTGACTTCAGCCACCGCATGGTGGGTGCAGACGGATGCCCCAGAAGGCATGAAGCTCCTGATGCGCCGTCGGCTGGAGAAGACGATGGAAGGGGACTTTGAGACCGATACCATGCGCTACAAAGCAACGGAGCGTTATGATGTCGGATTCACAGATCCACGCGCAGTCTACGGGACGCCGGGCGTCTAACCCATGATAGCGGGGGAAACCCCGCGAGGAGAAAGTAAATGGCTCTTACAAATTTTCCTAATGGGATTACAAGTTTTGGCGTTCCCGTGCTCGGCACCATAGGCGGTCTACCTTTCACCGGAAACTACTTTTTTGTAGACCCGGTGATTGGCGCAGATGGTAATGAGGGCAGCGTCGAACTTCCTCTCAAAACCCTTTACGGCGCCTTGGCAAAATGTACCTCGGGAAATAATGATGTTGTGGTGTTGATTGGGAACGGTGCGGCAAGCGGGTCAGCGCGGTTATCAACCGCTCTGGCTCAAAGCATCACCTCTTCCGCAACCGCAGGTACATTGAACTGGAACAAGGATGCAACACACCTTATTGGTGTATGCGCACCCACGTTCGTTGCGCAGCGTGCTCGGATTGCGCCACCAGCCGGCACCTACTTGCAATCAACTTTCAATAGCCTTGCGTTTATCAACGTCACCGCGAGTGGTTGTTACTTCGCAAACTTTTCAGTGTTTTGTGGATTCAGCACAGGTGCAAACGGCATGATTGCATGGACGGATTCTGGAAGTCGGAATGCGTACAGCAATGTCAATATCTTTGGCATGGCCGATGATGCTTCTGCACAAGGTGCAAATTCAAGATCTCTGAAACTTGTCGGTGGCGGGGAGCATACGTTCTACAACTGCACGATTGGAGGCGACACCGTAACGCGTACGGTGGCTAACGCATCTTTGGAGTTTGCCAGTGGTACGGCGCGCAATAGTTTTGTGCAGTGCATTTTCCCCTTCCAGACATCTGCAGCAACACCTCTTGGTATTCTCACGAGTTCGGCTGCATCCCTTGATCGTTGGCAGTATTTTGATCGTACCGTGTTCATCAACAATGTGGATTCTACCTCCACGCAGATGACTGCATTGACTACCATGGCCGCATCTTCCGGAGGATTGTTGTTCCTGAAAGACTGCTCAGCTGTGGGAATCACGGACCTGTTCAGCGACGCAACCACATCAGGACAAATGTTCATTGATGGTGGGGCACCGACCGCTGCAACTACAGCGCTTGCTGTAGCACCAGCATAAGGGAGCGTTAACATGGGACAATTCAAGACGATGACCAAGATGATGACCACCGAGCCCTCGGTTGAGCTCAAACTCAAAAAGGGTGGTGGCATCAAGAAAGGGGTCAAGATGCAGATGGGGGGTGTACCTCCGGGCATGCCCGCAGGAATGCCTCCAGGACCGATGGGAGCGGGCCGTGCGCCTCTTGCACAGCGCTTGAGGCGTAGACCTATGCCAGGCCTTATGCAGGCTCCTGTGGCCGCTCAGGGCCCTATGATCCCTGCAGCGCCAATTCCTGTAGAACCCCAAGTGATGAAGAAAGGTGGAATGACGCTCAAAAAGCATGCCGACATGCCGGCCAGCAAGGCTCACAAGGGCTTGAAGACCGGTGGTGTACCGATGGGTGCCGGGGGTTACGCAAAGGGTGGAGTGCCGAAGTCTGGCATCCTGCCCGAGTCGGAATCCGAGCGTGGCGCCAAGGGGTATGCCAAAACGAAGATGGACACAACCCACAAGGACAAAGCCAAGGGTCCTACGGGTGAGGTGAAGATGGGTGCTGCCGGGTACAACACGGGCGGTGTGGTCATGGGTGCAGCAGGCTACAAGAAAGGTGGAATGCCCATGAAAGATGGCAAACCTGCTTTTCTTTCGAAAATGGGCGGGGGCTCAACGGGATACAAGAAAGGTGGTGCCCCAAAAAAAGCTTACGCTACGGGGGGGCTTGTTGATTCAGGCAAGCCCGTAGCGATGCCCAGAAAACCCGCAAGCAAAGCAGTGGCCAACAACATCCAGTCGGGAACTTTCAAAAAGGGTGGCAAAGTCGGGTACGACAGCGGTGGCAAGGTTGATGTATCCAAGCCTGTGGCAGATCCGGAAGCAACCGCAGCAAAAGCAAGGCGCGATCTCGAGGACGCCATGAATCCCATTAGTATGGTGAAGGAACTCGGTGGCAAGTTGATGGATAAGGTCCGCGGCAAAGGGTCGGTGACGGAAACCAAGGAATCCATCACGGTGACACCACCGCAACAACGCCGAAAAGCCGGCGGCGCGTGCTAAACAGCGGGGGCTTCGGCCCCTGCATTTTTTAGGGGTCATTCATGGCCAATACAGTTGCAAGCCAAACGCTCTTCGATGGTGAGCGTGTGGCAATCATGAAGTTCACCTTCCAGTGCGATGGCTCAGGCAATGAGTCTAAAGTGCTTAAAGTTGATGTTTCAGCGCTAAATCCAAGCTTTGCAGGCAAGGCTTGCAATGGTGTAGCTATTCAAAAAGTTTATGCTGCAACGCATGGGTTAGAAGTTGAAATTTATTGGGATGCAGATGCTGACATCTTGTGTTGGTCTATTCCGCAAGCCACCAATTATGTGATGGATTTTTCATCATTTGGTGGCTTGAAAAATAACGCAGGCGCTGGTAAAACTGGCGATGTCCTTTTTAGTACGCTAGATGCGAATGCAGGAGATTTTTACACCGTCACGCTTGAGATGGTGAAAACTTATGCCAGCTAAGTCCAAGGCTCAATTTCGGCTCATGAAGGCGGCAGAAAACAACCCGAAGTTTGCCAAGAAGGTTGGCATCAGCCCCGATGTGGCTGCTGAGTACACGCAGTCCAATGTGAAAGGGAAATCGTATGCAAAACTTCCTGAAAAGCTTAAAAAAGGCGGTCCGAGCCTTGCGATTGGCCGTGGTGAAAAGCTTCCGGCAGATCAGGGCGCGGGTCTTACCGCAAAGGGACGCGCCAAGTACAACGCAGCAACAGGATCAAACCTGAAAGCTCCGCAACCACAAGGTGGCCCTAGAAAAGATTCTTTTTGCGCTAGAATGCGCCCAATCGCAGAAAAAAGCGAGAAAGGCTCAAGGGCGCGTGCTTCGATGAGGCGATGGAACTGCTCAGGATTCTGATATGGCCTTCTCGGATACCTACGGTCAGGTCTACAAGGCGCAGGTGCTCATTGACCATGCAGCACGGCGCTGTGGCAAACTTGCGGAAGAGTTGACCTCCGAACAATTGGTAACAGCCCGGGAGGCTCTGGGTTTTGTCCTTACCAATCTCATCAACATCGGCATCCAGTACTTCGCCGTTGAAAAAGAGGTCATAGGCCTCACCGCAAACAAGTACATCTACACCTTGCCTGTAGGGTCCAATGATGTCCTGAATGCGCTCTACCGGACACTCAACCGTCCTTCTGGGAGTTACGCAAGCTCCGCGGGTGGCACGGTGGCTTTTGTGTCCGACGGTGATGTCAGTACGATTTGCACGCAAACTTCTGCGAATGGCAACATTTCCGTAAATTTCGGTACAGATAATCCAATTTATGCGGGATCAATCGGGGTGTTGCCCTATGTTGCGGGCGGTGGATCTGCAACTTGGACGTTGACGCTTGAGTACTCAACCGACAATTCAACCTGGAATACGCTAGAAAACATTGGAACCGTAACGGTCACCGACAATCAATGGTTGTGGTACGACATTGATCCTGGACAAAGCGTGCAGTACTACCGCATCCGCGCATCAAGCGGCACCACATTAGCCTTGCGTGAGTGGTATGTGGGAAACAACAGCAGAGAAATCACAATGTCGCGCCTGAACCGCGACGATTACACCAATCTACCGAACAAAAACTTTACAGCAAACCAGCCTTACCAGTTCTGGTTTAACAGGACAATTCCACAACCGGAAATCTATCTGTGGCCCGTACCCTCGGATCCGTTTGTGCAGATGACGGTGTGGTACTCCAAGCAGATCATGGATGTGGGGGATCTGACGGACGAATTGCAAATCCCGCAGCGCTGGTATCTCGCAACCTTGGCCATGCTAAGTCATCAGTTGTCGCTCGAGTTGCCCCAGGTAGATCTGGCAAGGGTGCAGTACCTCGAGGGGCAAGCGGAAAAGTATCTCAATCTGGCAGAAGCAGAGGAGCGTGATCGCAGTCCGATATATTTTTCGGTTAATATCGCACCATACACATCCTGATGCCGCGCTTTCTCAACACACGAGGTTACTCAAGCCTGGCGATCGCCATCTGCGACCGATGCAAGATGAAGCGTCCGTACGTGGTCATGCAGGCCGATATCAATTTCCCAGGTTTGCGCGTATGCAATCAGGGATGTGCGGACAAGAAAGACCCGTATCGCTTGCCTGCAAGACAGACGGAAAGGATCAACCTGCGCTTTCCTCGGCCAGACGTATCGGTAGCGCTCAACCCGAACAACATCCTGACCAATGGTCTTAACCAGACCATACTTTCAACGGAAGGCAACACGCAGACGCCCGAGAACAACGGCAACCTTGACGGGATTTCGCTAAATGGCTAATCAATCCATCACGCAACTGCCAGCAGCTGGAGCCATCACGGGAACCGAGCTCGTTCCCATCGTCCAGAACGGAGCAACCGTCCAGACTACGACGGGGGCTATTGCAGCATCTCCAGCTCAGACGCAGACCTTCATCACCGTCAACAACGAACCCACGCTCAACAACTCAAGATACCTGACCACCACAGGATCCGGGATCAACACCACAGACGGTGGACCGCAGAGCACCCTGGCTCTAAGCCTCACCACACCCCTTCAGAGCCTCAATACAGCGGGGACAGGGGTAATGGTCAAGACAGGCGGTGGGACGATCCTGCCCCGTTCTATAGCCGCAGGAACAGGCTTGGCAGTCACGGATGGGGATGGGGTAGCGGCGAATCCTACGGTATCAGCCGCGGGCATCCTGCTTTCCTTGGCGGCAAGTAGCGGTACGGCACTTCTGGCAAGGACGAGCGGGGGATCTATTCAGGGCGTAACGCTGCAAGGTACAGCAGGAGAAATTGATGTTGCAGATGGTGCGGGGCCAAGCAATCCCACGGTGGGATTGGCGGATAACGCCGTGTTACCGGGCACCGGCGGTGTAGTGATCCCGCTAGGGACGACCGGTCAGGAGCCTGTGGGCACCCCGGGCCAGTTCCGCTTCAACACCACCACCCAGACCTTTGACGGGTACGCCAACGGCCAGTGGAGAACCTTCTCGCAGATTGGTGGCGTCACTTCCTTCAGCGCCGGATCTACGGGCTTTACCCCGTCCACAGCCACCAACGGCGCGGTGACGCTGGCGGGCATTCTGAACCCTGCTTCTGGCGGCACGGGCGTCAACAACGGTTCGTACAGCATCACGCTGGGTGGAAACATTAACACCGGCGGAACGCTGACCACCGCAGGTAATTTCACGACCTCTGGGGCTTTCGCACTGACCCTGACGGCCACGGCCAGCACCAATGTGACCCTGCCGACCACCGGCACGCTGGCCACTCTTGCTGGCGCTGAGACCTTCACCAACAAGACGATCTCGGGCAGCAACAACACGCTTTCGAACATCGCCAACGCCAGCCTGACGAACTCGTCTGTGACCTACAACGGCGTCACCGTGGCGCTGGGCGCGTCTGGCACGATCACGGCCAGCACCACCAACGCGCTGACGGTGGGCACCGGCCTGCAACTGGACTCCGGCACGACCTTCAACGGTTCGGTGGCCCGCACGATCAGCGTTGCCACCAATGGCATCACGGATGCATTGTTGCGGCAATCTTCTGGGCTTTCCGTGATTGGACGTTCAGCAAACTCCACAGGCAACGTGGCAGATATTGCAGCCGCATCCGATCATCAGGTGCTGCGCAGGAGTGGCAGTACGGTAGATTTCGGTGCAGTAAACCTTGCACAGGCCAATGCAACAACCGGCACTTTGCCTGTGACCTCAGGCGGCACAGGTCAAACAAGCTACACCAACGGTGAGTTATTGATTGGCAACAGCACGGGCAATACGTTGACCAAGGCGACGTTAACGGCAGGAAGTAACGTCACGATTACCAATGCTGCTGGATCCATCACTATTGCTTCGAGCAATCCTGGCGGCACCGTGACCTCGGTAGGTCTTTCTTTGCCGGCTGAATTCACAGTAACCAACAGCCCAGTTACGGGGTCAGGCACGCTTACAGGTGCTTGGGCAAATGCAACGCAAGCATACTTTTTTGCGGGACCAGCATCCTCAACGGGTACACCAACCTTTCGAGCGATTGCCGTAAGCGATGTGCCGACGCTCAATCAAAACACCTCGGGCAATGCAGCAACCGCAACAACCGCAACCAATGTAGCAGGAGGTGCTGCAGGCTCCTTGGTGTATCAAACAGGCGCAGCAACAACATCAACATTAGCACTAGGAACTCGAGGTTATGTTCTTCGTGCTGGTGCTTCGGCTCCTGAGTGGGCAGTGATTGACGGAGGTACATTCTAATGCCAGCCACAAACTTTACCCCTATCCAGCTTTATAGAAGCACCACGGCATCGCAAGTTCCTACATCAGGAAATCTTTCTGATGGCGAGTTGGCGATTAACACGAACGATGAAAAGCTGTACTTTAAAAACTCGGGAGGAACGGTCAAGCTTCTTGCCTCTTCTGCCGGGGCTAGCGGTGATGTCGTAGGCCCAGCAAGTGCTACAGACAATGCAGTAGTCAGGTTTGACGGCACGACAGGTAAGTTAGTGCAAAACAGCGTAGTGACCATCGCTGACTCCACGGGGGATGTGGCCGGTGTTGGAGCGCTTACGATGGGTGGAAACCTGACGCTCTCCGGCGGCACCGCTAACGGAGTCCTGTACCTCAACGGCTCCAAGGTGGCGACAAGCGGTAGTGCGCTGACGTTTGATGGGACGAATTTCACGACGACTGGCTACGCAGCAGGGAGTGGCTTGCGTTCGCTTGGGGGTAATGCGGTTAGGTTCTATAACGCAACAAACGGAAATTACTCACAGATCACTGCACCTGCTGGCACTGGCGATATGCAGTTTGACACAGGTGCTGGCGAACAAATGCGCCTCACCAGCACAGGGCTGGGGATTGGGACGAGTTCGCCTTCAACTAAATTACAAGTCGTTAACAGCAATATTCTTATTTCAAATGCTTACTATTTGGCCGCACGAAATAATGCAAACACAATTTCAATTAGCCTGATTGGTCGCAATACAAGTGACCAAGTTGTCATTGACCCAGATGGCTATGGAACGCTGATTGGTTCTGGCGGCGCGTTGAATTTGAACTCCTCCGGCAACCTCGGCCTTGGGGTGACGCCGAGTGCGTGGCGTAGTGCGTCAAAGGCGTTGCAGATTGGACAGGGGGCTTCGTTCTGGGCGAATACGGCAAACCCGTATGCGTTCATGTCGTCCAATGCGTTCCTCAATTCGTCGAGTCAAGACATTTACATCGTTAACGGCCACGCAACGACGTATACCCAGCAGACCGGTCAGCACATTTGGTTTACCGCCCCCTCCGGAACCGCAGGCAACGCGATCACCTTCACGCAGGCGCTTACATTAGACGCTTCAGGAAATTTACTGTTAGGTGGCACAAGCGCTGGAGCTTCATCAGCAGCGTCACTTGCAATCTTTAACGGCACTGCGCCAACAGGATCGGTTACCAATGGCATCATTCTATATGCTGAAGATGTTTCATCCAGTAGCGAACTCAAAGTCAGAGACGAAGCTGGTAACGTTACCACGCTGTCTCCGCACAACTTCTCGCTAATTCCTGATGGCCCGTCTGAGGACATGGCATGGGCCTACTACTCTGAGAAGGGCGGCAAGCGCATTAATGTGGACATGCTTAAACTTGCCCGCATGGTTGAGAAACTGACTGGCGAAAAACTGGTGTACGAATCATGATTACACAAGCGCAAGTAGCAGACTGCTTTGAGTACAGAGATGGACAACTGTATTGGAAACGTGTCGCCCATCCAAACAAGCAATACCTTGTTGGGCAAGAGGCTGGGTCAATTCACAAGACAGGCTACAGGCATGTCACATGGATGAATAAAATCCACAAGGTGCATCGTCTGATTTTTTTACTGGTTTATGGTTATTTGCCAAAAGAAATTGACCATATCAATGGTGATAGGCAAGACAATCGAATTGAAAACCTAAGGGCTGTCAATCGAAGTCAGAATCAGTGCAACCGAACTGCTCTTGTTAACAATACAAGCGGATACCCAGGGGTTTCCTGGCACAAGAAAAGCAAAGCATGGCTTGTGCGAGTTATGAAAAATGGAAAGTTGGTTTACCAACACTATTTCAAAGACCTAGAACTAGCCGGTCTTGTTGCTACTGAAGCAAGGTCTTTATATCACGGCGTTTACGCCAAATCTTAGAAGGAACCCAACCATGATCAGCTACCAATGGGCAATCTCCGCACTAAACTGCATCCCACAAACCCCGGAAGGTGCAAACTATGTAATCACAGCACATTGGCAATGCACAGGCACTGATGGCACTTACACCGGCAGCGTTTACTCAACCTGCTCATTCCCTGTGGTGAGCAAGACGGACTTCATCGCCTATCAAGACCTCACACTAAATGACGTTCTTGATTGGATTTGGGCCAACGGTGTAGACAAAGACGCCACTGAGGCGGCAGTGCAGCAGCAGATCAACAACCAGATCAACCCTCCCGTCGTAACCCCACCCCTCCCATGGAGTCAAAATGCAGCTTGAAGTCACTCTTGAAGAAGCCGTTGCCATCGTCAA